GTCATCTATCCCTCCCGGTTGACAAATTGCAATTTTGGCACAAATAGCCCGACGGGGCGAAAAGGGCCCGCCTTGCCCCTGTTGTGCCTTTAACAAAAGGCGTAATCACAAAGGCGGTGACACTATGACAGCAAAGAAAACAACAAAACCAAAGACGACAAAAGCAAAGACCGACAAGCTCGGGCGCAAAAACCTTGCCGAGCAGATATGCGCGAACGTTGAGCCGGACATCAAGGCTCAGGCGGTCACCCTGGCAAATGCGGTGCTGGCGATGCAAGACAAAATTGAAGCCGAGATCCCTGACTTTAAAAGTCAGCCGTTATCACAGGCGGTCACAGTCGGCACAGGCGAGACAGTGCTCAGGGAAAACCCAGCCGTCAAGGAATTCAGGGCAATCGTGCGCGACTATGCCCAGGCATTGAAAAACCTTGACGAAATACTTGCAAATCAGAAAACACAGCCGACAGCCTCGGCGGTTGATGACTTGCGCAACAGGTTCAAGGTGGGTTGATGCATATGTATGGTAAAACCGAGCCGAGAATATACACGCCCCCGATGCGCGACCTGACGGAATCAACGAGCCTGGGGTTTGCGGCGATCGAATACGCAAAAAGCATACTGGGTATGACCTTATACCCGTGGCAAGAATGGGCACTGATACACGCCCTCGAGATTAAGGGCGATTTAAAAGGGTCCTGGCTTTTCAGATACCGCACGATAGTTTTTATGCTGTCAAGGCAAAACGGCAAAACCGAGCTGTCAAAGATCATTGCATCATTCTTTTTGAATGTTTTGCAAGTAAAAGCGGTTTTTGGCACGTCGCTGTCAATGGAAAAGGCGGAGGAAGTGTGGGAGGCGGTAATCGCCGAGCAAGAAAATCACGCCGCATTGTCAAAAGACATCGAGACAGTGGCAAGGCGCAACGGTGGCAAGAAACTTGTATTGACCGGGGGGCGGTCCTATAAGGTCGGCGCACCGACAAGGCGTGCGGGCCGTGGCGATGCTAACGATTTGGTTATGCTTGACGAGGTCCGCGAGCATCGTGACTGGGAAACCTGGAGCGCAGCGGTAACATCGACAACGGCAAAGCCTAACGGCCTTGTCGTTTGTTTTTCTAATGCTGGCGACCCTGACAGCATAGTTTTAAGACAATTAAGGGCTCAGGCCCTTGAAAAGATAGAAGGCACTAAGGCAAAAGACTTCGGCGGCACTGTTGACGGTGATACACTGGGCCTTTTTGAATGGTCGGCGCCTGATGATGCCGAAACCGATGACCTTGATGCACTGGCACAGGCGAACCCCGCGCTCGGTTATGGGTTATTGACTGAGCGTGCCCTTGCGGCGAACCGCGAGACATTCACGGAATCAGACTTCCGCGCTGAATGTATGTGCCAACAGGTTGAAACGATACTCCCCGAGCCCTTCCCCGACGGGGCGTGGGTCGGCGGCACTGATGCCGAAAGTTATATACGCGAGGATGCCGATTTGGTGTGGGGCATAGATATGTCACACGACCGCAAGTGGACCGTTATTGCCGTGTGCGGTATTCGCGAAGACGGCAATTATCATATCGAGGTTGTCGAGCGCCGCATCGGTACTGAATGGGCTGTCAATTGGTTCAAGACAAGGGCGCCGAAATATGGGGCAATGAAGTTATCGTTTCAAGAGCGTGGCGCGCCTGTCAGCGGCCTTGCCGAGCAGATATGCACAATCGACGGGGTCATCAGGTATGCCCAGGGCGGTCCCGAGCTGTCAGCGGGCTGGAATCGCTTTTATGATGCGGTTGCCGCGTGTGCCCCTGGCGATGCACGGGGCGGTGTAAAGGTTTACCACCTACCGCAACCCGTACTTGATACACCGGGGCGCACCTGTCAAATGCGCAACCTGGGCGGGGGCATAATGCTACCCGACCGCGTAAAAAGCCCCGACGATATAGCCCCTTTAATGGCGTGTGCTATGGCGTACGCGGGGGCAACACAGATAAACAGAAAAGAAAAGAAGATTTATGTCTCGGCATATGCCGCGGGCAATAGTCTGACTTTTGTCTAAAAAAGCAACAAGGAGGCACGATGTAAAATGCCGAGTATATTCGAGCGCTGGCGCACTGTCAGCAAGCCGTCGGTCATAAACATTACGGTCAACGGCGATGCATCAACCCAGGTGCTAAACCTGACGGCAAAAGAATTATATCAAAGCCAGGACAACCTTCGTGCGGTCGTTGACTTTTTAAGCAACAGCATCGCACAACTACCGCTCAAGACTTATGTCAGGAATGGCGAGACGGAACGCGCCCGCGATCGTGACAGCGTGGCGGCCCTGACATTATGGCGCCCAAATGATTATCAAACACAGTTTGAATTTATCAGGGGGCTCGTTGATGAGTATTTTGTCTTCGGTAATGTCTATGTATGGGCGGTGCCGAGCACTAAAAGCGCATCGGGCTGGGACTTGCATATAATACCGACCGACTGGGTCGTTATGACGACAAGCGAATCACCCTACAAGCCCGCCAGCCTTCGTGTTTGCACTAAGAACGGCGGCACGGCTGTCGACATACCCTTCGACGAGCTCGTACAGTTCAAGACATACAGCCCCGGCAACCCTGGCGGCTATCTGTCGCCTATTTCAGCATTACGACAGACATTATGCGAACAGGTCGAGGCGGGCAAGTTTAGGCGCCAGTTATGGCGCTCCTCGGGCCGTTTAAACGCACAGATCATCAGGCCAAAGGATGTGGCGCCGTGGACCGATGAACAAAAAAAGAACTTTGCAACAGCCTTCCGCGAGGCGTGGGGCGCTGGCGGTTCAAAGGCTGGCTCGATACCGATAATGGAAGACGGTATGGAAATCAAGCCGTTTGCCACCTCGTTTAAAGAATCTGAATGGGCAAATAGTGTCAAGTTATCACGCGAGGCGGTTGCGGCCGCGTACGGGGTCAACCCGTCGCTGATTTGGCACAGTGACACGCAGACATATGCATCAAGCAAAGACAACGCGAGGGCGCTGTATGCCGAGTGTTTAGGTCCTGTCATTCAGATGCTACAACAGCGCATCAATGCTTTTTTATTGCCGTTGTTAGGTGCAACGCCTGACACTTATGTCGAATTTGACCTGACGGAAAAATTAAAGGGTTCATTCGAGGAACGCGCCAGCATCTATCAAAGTGCGGCGGGCGGTCCTTATCTGACCCGCGACGAGGTCAGGGCGGAGCTCAACTTGCCGCCTTTACCTGACGGCCAGGGTGCCGAGATCATAACGCCGTTGAATGTTATCACAGGCGGTCAGGCAAGCCCCCAGGACACACACGGCGAGCCGTACGACTACCCAGGTGTTGACAATCAGGCAAAAGCCCTCGAGCCGTGTGCGTGCAAACAGTGCAAGCAAGAAGTCGAGCTCAGGCTGAAGGGCAAAAGTGATAAAGACGATGACGAAAAGGTCGAGGCGGTTTTAACCGCCTTTTTTAATCGCCAGGCGCGGTCAGTCATACCCAAAATCAACGCGGGTGCTGACGACTACTGGAACGCCGAGCGCTGGAACAAGGAACTGACCGAAGACCTTGAACCCGTATTGATTGAGATTGCCGACAAGCACGGCAAGGATGCGGCATCGTCACTGGGGTCAGACTATTCGACCGAGGTGACCCGCAACTATTTGGCGGTCGCAGCCGAAGCCAGGGCAAAGAAAATCAACGACAACACCCTGGCAAAGATCGTCAAAGACCTTGAATCTGACGAACCTGACACGGCGCATATATACGAGGTCCGCGAAAACACCGCGGGCACGCTTGCCAGGGCGGCGGCGGGTGCAATCGCATCGTTCGCAATACAAGAAGCGGCGCATCAGGCAATAAGCGACGGGGCGCCCCGTGTGGTCGGTCGCATCGTGGAGAAGGAATGGGTCACGGGCGAAAATGCAAGACCCAGTCATCAAGCAATGAACGGCGAACGGGTCCCGCTTGATGCTGATTTTTCAAACGGCCAGCACTGGCCGGGCGAAGACATCGGCGACCCTGACGAATCGTGCGGGTGCAATTGTACCACCGAGGTCGTCATTTCACGCAATTAAGGAGGCACAAATGAAATACAAGACATTCAGCGTAAAGGCTGATGACACTGGCCTTATTGAAGGCTATTTTTCAACCTACGACAAAACGCCTGACAGTTATGGCGACATCATCGAGCCCGGTGCCTTTACCGACACGATAAAGGCACGCGAGGCAACAGGGCACCCCTTCCCGTTATGCTTTAATCACGACTTCAGCGCCGTAATCGGTGCCGTTGACAGTGTAAAAGACACCGAAAAGGGCCCGTTTATTGAGGCGCGGTTTATTGACACACAGCTCGCCCAGGATGTCCGCAAGATGCTTTTATCGGGCGCAATCTATCAGTTTTCATTCGCATATGACGTCATCGAGCGCCGAGATCCTACCGCCGAGGAAAAGGCGGCGGGCGTTGTCAACGTGCTCACTAAGGTTGATGTCTATGAGATTAGTGTTGTCACAGTGCCAGCAAACAGCAACGCGGTGGCAACCGAGGTAAAGACGGGCAAGCGCAACAGCAAGGCCGACGAAGACATCATCCGCGAAAACATCAAAGAGCTCGCCGATGCCGTTGACGACCTGGGCGCGATCGCAACAGCCCTGACAAATCGCATCGAATCGCTCGGGTCATTACTTGACACGGGTGCCGATGATACACCGACAGACGAACCGACAACCGACGAGGAGGCCGGGGCCGAGGTCAATGCGGTTGATGAACCCGCAAAGGAACTGACAGCCGACGACAACGCGAAAAGGGCGGCGGTTTTACTGTCAAAAATCAACGAAATCACAGGAGGTCCCGCGATATGACAATCAAGGAACAGCTCGCAGAAAAGAAGACGGCACTGGCCGACCTTGAACCTATGCTCAAGGCCGACGATGTGACCGCCGAAACGATTGAGGCTGGCGAGGCGCTTGTCGCTGAAATCGCTGACCTGACCGAGAAGGTCGAAAAGGCCGAAAAGGCTGACGACATCATCAAGACAATCGGCAATGCCGATGACACAAACACTGACATTACGGAGGTAAAGAAAATGTCAACAATGGAAGAATTCACAACAAAGTGCGCAGAAATGACCGACCGCAAGAGCGGTGCAACAATGCACTTCAAGACCTACACCGACACAGTCACAGCACCCCAGATCGCTGACATCGACAGAAGCATCGCACCCCAGCCCGACAGGACCGCGGTTGCTGACTATTTCACAAACGCTACAATCAGCGGCAACGCTATCACCTACTTCCTTCAGGGCGCGTTTGAGACAAACAGCGGCATCGGCACAACAGCACAGGGCGCTAAGAAGCCCCAGGCAAGCACTTCGTTTGCTGGCACAACACTTGCACTGAGCAAGATTGCCGCATACATCAAGGAAACTGATGAGATCATTTACGATGCACCCTTCCTGGCATCCGAAGTACAGAATACGCTCGTATATCAGCTCGGCAAGGCTGAAGATGCATACATCATCAACGCTATCGGCTCAACACAGGGCATCGGTGCCGAGACATATGACGGCACAACAGTCACCTTTGCTGACGGCATCCTTGCATCTATCCTCAAGGTAAAGGGTGACAGCGCGTACGATGCAAATGTCGTATTTGTCAACCCCGCTGACCTTTACACACTTCTTACAGCAAAAGACGACAATAAGCAGTATTACGGCGGTGGTTATTTTGCTGGCGCATACGGCAACGGCGCATATGGCGTACCCGCATCCATTTGGGGTGTGACGATCGTGGCTTCAAGCGATGTATCACAGGGCACAGCGCTTGTTTGCGCTAAGGAAGCCGTCAAGGTTTGGAAGAAGGGCGGCGTTGATGTGCGCCTTTTCGAGCAGAATGAGGATGATGCACTTTACAACAAGGTAACACTCCTGGGCGAGGAAAGACTTGCCGCAGCGGTTGTCGACCTCAAGGGTGTTGTACTTCTCGCATCAAGCGCATCCTAATGACTAAGGGGGACCCTTCGGGGTCCCTTTTTTCTAAATTCAAGGAAAGGAGGCCCGCTAAATATGAAGATTTACACGGTAAACGGCCGCAAGGTTTGGCTCGACAAGGCACCCGAGGGGTATGTCGAACCGAAGAAAGAACCCGAAAAGGCTGAGCCCGAGATCATCGACAAGGCTGATGCGGCGCCAAAGGCAAAGGCTAAAAAGGCAACGGCTAACAAGGCAAGGAAATCAGGGGGCAACAAATGAGCGAATATACGAACCCATTGCTGACACCCTGGGGCTATACAGCCGACACAACGGCAATGACTGACTTAATCACCGCGCAAGAATTCGCCGCCTTCACGGGTGGCAAGTTTGGCACCGACACGCGCATCACGGCAAACATCCCGAGCGCATCGGCATCAATACGCAATTTTTGCGGGTGGCATATCAGCCCGTCGTTGACTTGCGGTATGATATACCGCCTTGCTGACTTGCGTGATGCCTTTATCGGCACCGACTTGCTGATACAACTCCCGGCCACGTTTGTGACAGGTGTGTCAAAGATCGTAATTGATGCAAAACTCAACGAACTGACCCAGGAATACGAAGGCGACATCGTCACCGATTATGACCTGACAACATCGGGCCTATTGCGTGTTTACGATGTCGGCTTGCGCGATCGTAAAAGCAAGATTTTTGTCAAGTATGTAGCGGGCTATTCGAGCGGCGACATATCGGCAATCAAGGAGCTGGCGGCTGACCTTGTCACGCACGCTGTCGCGAACCCGTACGGGGTCAACAGTGAGACGGCTGGCGGTGTTAGCGTGTCATATAGCGCAACCTGGGCGGGGCAATCAGGCTCGACGGCGTTGCCTAATAACACGCGCGAAACCCTCGATGTTTACAAGGTGAAGGGGGTGTTTTAATGCTTCCTTCTTTTTGCAATCAGGAAATAACAAGAATTCGACCGGGCACAACGACGGCAAGGGGTTCAACCTTGCCCGACTGGGCTGACGACAAGGTCACCA